CAATTAATTCTGCAACCAGCAAACCTATGCTAAGTCAAGCCGGTCTTGATTACATACTGACAAAAGGGACAAAACAGGATGGGATTGATGCGCTAACAAAACGCACAGTGAAACCAGATCATCAAAAATTAATCAAATCTAAATTTAAAATCTAATGGAATATAAAGAAATTATCAAAACCCTTCGTCAAGACGACGAGTATTACGATGGAATTGGCAAAAAGTACTTGTCAAACTCTAACATTGAAACACTTTTAAAAAATCCAAAACAATATGGTGTGCCAAAGCAAAAAACTGTTGCAATGCTAATGGGTAATGCAGTACATGAAATTACATTCTTTGGATCAACAAGCCTACCAGCAATTGATGTTTCTTCTAGGATCACAAAAGCATATAAAGATAGGGATGTAGATGGTCCTGTGCTTCTACAAAAAGAACTGGATGAATGTCATAGAATTGCTGAAACATTAAGAAAAACTAAAGCTGCTGAAGTTTTGTTTGAAGATGCAAACATCTATGAAGAGCCTATGGTTAAAGATTTATTTGGCAACGGTGTTTTATGGAAAGGCAAAGCAGATATTATTAGCCCTGTTGTCAATAAAATTATTGATCTAAAAACGACAAGTAATATTGACTCATTTGCAAGCAAAGCTAGAATGTACAACTATGACAGTCAAGCTTGGATATACAAACAACTTTTTGATTTAGACATGATGTTTTTTGTTATAGAAAAAGACACCATGCGTATGAAACAAATTGAAGTTTCAGACGAAACTTTAGAGAAAGGTAAAATGAAAGCAATTGAAGCCGAACAAAACTATCTAGATATGTTCGTCAACAAAAGCATTGATCCAGCTCAATATGTAGAGTATGGGATCATTTAAAAACGACAGTGTAGAACCGATGATAATAAGTAGTATCATCATATTTATTTATTTTTATTTATTTATTTTTTAATTATGATCAAAGCAAACATTTCAATCAACCTGACCAAACTTGGTCAAAATCAAGCCAAAATTTCAACGTCAAAAAAAGGCGAGAAGTGGGCAAATTTAGAGATCGCAGTCAAAGACGAAGTCGATCAGTATAATCAAAACATTTCTGTTAAGTTTTCAAAAGACAAAAACAATCCTGATGAAGCTCCTATATGGTTAGGCAATGGATCAACTTATTGGACGGATGGATTAACACCAAAAACTTCAAGAGAAATGTCACAACCTGCACAAAAAGAAGCAAATTTTCAACCTGCAGGAGAACCAAATGATGTAGCAGATGACCTCCCTTTCTAATATTATAGGAAAAAGAAACGAAAAGGTCAAAGCGGTAGTGGAAAAAGCCTGTGAATGGCACGGGCTCTTCCCTCACTCCTTGTTTAAAAAGAGGAGAAAAAGACCTTTAGTCGAAGCAAGACAAGAAGCCTGGTATTTTATTCGAAGACATGTAAGAGCCAGCAATGGCATTAAAATTTCTTTGAGTGAGATAGGCAGATGCTCAACTCTATGGGATATAAAAGAAGTATGGGATCATGCTTCAGTATTACATGCAGTAAGATTGATAGATGGTAGGAGAGATGTAGATAAAGTATACAATTCACATATGGAAAAGAATGATAAAGAAATTTCAGATCTTATAAAAAACATGGATTGTACACAATTAGACACATATAACCCAACTTTACATTATCATGAAATGCTCGGACATTTAAATTACAATTTATGCGAGAGAAACGATTCAGAAGAGGTGGACTTTTTAATCAAAACTTTAAATGAAAAAAGAAACAACGAAACATCCAATCAAGATTCATTCAAAGATCTTAAAATGGAGGTGGTACAAGGAGCCGTTAACTAAATCAGTATTTTTTCATTTATTAATAACAGCATGCCAAGATAAATGCTTACAAAATGATGCATTAGTCACAAGAGGAGAGGTTATGACTTCTTACAGAAAGTTAGCTGATGATCTTGGCATGACTGTTTCACAAATCAGAACTTCATTAACAAAATTAAATCAGACTGGAGAGATTGATACAGTAAAATCTAAACGTTTTACTAAGATTATTCTTTTGAATTACGAAAATTATCAAGCTGACATTATAGCTACAGATGTTTTAGTCAAGCATGAAAGTAATAATAAAATATTTTTACAAATGGCTATGAAAGATGTGGGATGGCAGGAAATGCTATGCATGCATAATAATATTACAGTAGGTCAAATGAAATTTATGCTTGATAGATTTATGAAACATATTGAATCATCAGATGATCGAAAACCAAATTTTAAAGAATTCAAAACACATTTTACTAATTGGCTTCGTTATCAAAACATAAAAGAACATGAGGTAAAAAGCCAGGATATGTATCAATTTAAATGGAATGGTCAGGCTTTATTGACTGGAACTAAACAACAATATGATCGTGCCAAAAAAACCTATGATGTAGAGGGATTTGATTTTAAACTAATAAAGATTATAAAACAATGAACGAAATTAACGGCTTTAAAATAAAAACATATAACCAATACGCATTTAAACAGGATGCAAAAACTGATATTTGTCCTAAATGCTCACACGAAAGAAAGAAAAAGAAAGATAAATGTGTGATGTTAGATTGGGAAAGAGCTCTTGCGACATGTCAGCATTGTGGAAGTGTAATGCAGATGCATGAATACGAGAAAAAAAATCAAACCAAAACATATGTACGTCCTGTAGAAAAAAACTACACACCTTTGAACGAAAAGGTTGTTCAGTGGTTTAAGGGCAGAGGCATAAGCGCAAAAACAATCAATTATCTCAGAATAACAGATGGTATAGAATGGATGCCTCAAACAAAAACAGAAGTACACACCATACAATTTAATTACTATTTAGATTCTCAACTAGTCAACACAAAGTATCGTGATGCTAGAAAGAATTTTAAAATGATTAAAGATGCAGAAAAAATATTTTACAATCTGGATTCTATAAGGTTTACAGAACAAGTGGTAATTGTTGAAGGCGAAATGGATGTGGCTTCAGTTATAGAATCTGGTATAAATTACTGTGTAAGTGTACCAAATGGATTCACTGCAAATGGAAACATTAATCTTGACTTTCTATCAGATTACTATGAATTTTTTGAAAACAAAAAGAAGATTTATTTAGCTACAGACAACGATGAAGCAGGGCGAAAAGGAAAAGCAGAATTGATAAGAAGATTCGGAGCAGAAAATTGTTTTATTGTTGACCTGATTGATTGTAAAGATGCAAACGAATATCTAGTCAAGTATGGAAAAGATGCATTGAGAGAAGCAATTGTGTCTGCACCACAGTGTCCTCTTGAAAATGTTGTAACTGCAAAAGATGTTGCGACTGATCTTGAAAGCTTTTACGCTCATGGCCATCAAAAAGGATTCGGAATTGGGTTGAAGGAATTTGACAACATATTTACAACCTATACAAAACAATTTATTGTAGTCACTGGATTTCCATCTTCAGGTAAATCTGATTTTGTAGACCAGATGTGTGTAGGCTACAACATTTTACATAATTGGAAAATTGCATATGCATCTACTGAAAACTTTCCAGCATATCTTCATGTAGATAAAATTGTAAGAAAATTTTACGGAAACAAACCTGATAAAGATCAAGTTAAAAACCATGCTTGGAAGCAGACTGTTGATTATGTGAGTGAAAATTTTTTTCATATCAATTATGATGATGGATATGATTTAGATAAAGTTTTAAAAAAGGGAGAAGAGCTTGTTAAAAGGAAAGGAATCAGATGTTTAGTAATTGATCCTTATAATAAAGTTAGATACAAGGATGGTAAAAATCTTGGCATAAATGATTATACTAATGAATACCTAAACAAAGTAGACAACTTTTGTAAAAAGCATGATGTGCTTGTTATAGTTGTGGCACACCCTACAAAACCTGAGAAGATAGATGGCAAACTTCAACCACCTACTTTCTACGACGTGAAAGGTGGGGGAGAGTTTTATGATATGAGCCCACATGGAATATTGGTTCATAGAGACAGGACAGAAGAAGGGTTGCAAAATAATTCAGTTATGATCAAAGTTCTTAAAGTCAAGTTCGCTAACTTAGGAACAAATGACGCGTCGTGTAATTTTGTATGGAACGTGAATAACGGAAGATATGATAACATTGTAGATGATAATCCACAATGGGACAATTCAAACTGGTTGAAAAATCATAGCAATAAAGTCAAACAAACTGTAATAATTGAAAAAGAATTTAATGAAATCGAAAAAAATATCTTCTAGAGAATTATTGTTTTGGACACCAACAAAAAATATGTATGCATCTGTAAGTTATTGTTTACAAAACGACATAAAAGCTTATATAGTACTTGATGGAAAAGGTTTTAAAATAGAGCTCAATTATAAAGGCACAATTAAACCTGGTCAAATATTTTATGAAAAACAAGCTGAAGCAGAAAAAGCAATATGGAAGTTATATGAACAAATTTGTTCAAGTTTGAAAAAAAAATTGTAAATTATGGGCGTATGAATGTAATAATTAAATATTTATGCATATTAAAAGGACCTTAAATCTGGTAAAACAGTTTAATAAATCATTTAGTGTAAAAGCTAACAAAAATCCAGGAGTTCTTTCTGAAGAGGAGTGGACGCTCAAAGCCAACCTCATGACGGAAGAGCTTTCTGAGTATATAGAGGCATGCAAACAAGGCGATCTTGTTGAGGTTGCAGACGCCATTGTTGATATGCAGTATATATTGTCGGGGATTATTATAGCACATGGCTTAGAAAATGTTTTCGAAGACCTCTTCAATGAAGTCCATGATTCTAATATGAGTAAACTTGAAAATGGGAAAGCCCTTAGAAGGGATGACGGCAAAGTGCTTAAGGGAAAAAATTATTTTAAACCTGACTTAAAAAAAATTTTGTTAAAATGGATCTAGAAAAGCAAATTAAAAAGATTGTAGGTTACAAAACCTGGACTTTAAGGAAAAAAGTAGATGAACTGCTTCGTATCGATCACGAAATGTATATGAATCTAGGTTGTGATTCTACAAAAAAAGAAATACAAAAAGTTAAAAAAAGTAGCAGATTAATATATAGAGCGATAACTCAAGTTAGTCCAGCAGATGGATATGCGCTTGAGGCACATATGATGGAGAAGGATTTAAGGGTATAGATGAAAGCGGCTGATTTTTTAAACAATTATTTTAACGATGAACTTTCACCTTTATTAGATGAGGTGTACGAAGATTGTATGGATCAGTCACACAGTACGGCAAAAAATAAAATTAATAAGCTTATATATAAGCTTCAAGAATTAAGAAGACATTTGCATGACAACAATGAGTGAAGAGCAAAAGAAGTATGCCCTTGATCACTATGAGGCGGGCTTTACTAATAAAACTTTGCTCGCTAAAATGATGATTGAGAAATGGAAAATCGACATCCCAGTTGAAAGGCTGAGACGTTCACTATCATCATGGCTAAATAGAAATGCAATAAAAAAAGAAAACCCTGCTTTGTCAGAAGAATGCGAGACTGTCGGCATTGATCCAAATGATGTGCGACATGCGTGGTATAAAGGAGAACATTGGAGTATAAATTTTAAACCAAGCTCTTCTGGACCGACTTTTGATGAAATGTTAAAAGAACACATAGAAAATGTTAAAAATCATACGTTCAATTATAAACCTATTGTCAGAGAAAGATATCCTGATTCTTGCTTACTCGTTATTGATCCTGCTGATGTACATATTGGGAAGTTGGCTAGAAGTTTCGAAACAGGAGAAGAATACAATAGTCAAATCGCAGTGCAACGAGTTAAAGACGGCGTACAAGGAATACTCGATAAAACAGCTGGATTTAATATAGATAAAATACTTTTTATAGCGGGTAATGATATTATGCATGTCGACACCCCAAAAAGAGTAACTACATCTGGTACACCACAAGATACAGATGGAATGTGGTACGATAATTTTTTGTTAGCAAAAAGATTATATGTTGATGTTGTGGATCAGCTGATGCAAGTAGCTGATGTTCGTTTTATGTTCAATCCATCTAATCATGATTATCAAAGTGGATTTTTCTTAGCAGATTCAATAAGTTCTTGGTTTAAAAAATGTAAAAACGTTTCGTTTGACGTAAGCATTGCTCATAGAAAATATTATAAATATCACAATAATTTAATTGGCACAACACATGGAGATGGAGCTAAAGCCCAAGACCTCCCCTTACTTATGGCGCAAGAAGCGAAAAAAGACTGGGCTGAGGCAAAAAACAGGTATGTATACATACATCACATACACCATAAAATGTCTAAAGATTTCATTGGAGTTACTGTTGAAGCTTTACGATCTCCATCTGGAACAGATTCGTGGCACCATAGAAATGGGTATCAACACTCACCGAAAGCGGTTGAAGGATTTGTACATTCAAAGGATCACGGGCAAATAGCTAGAATCACACACCTATTCTAATGTTTGAAGTTGTATTTTTTCCGTTATATGGAGTTACAGTAGGAGTTAACTACTGGAATACTACTATGGATCAATGGCCTGACTGGATGGAAGACGACGAAGAAGAAGAACAACACATGATTCAAATATTTTGTTTGTTCTTTGGGTTTTCAATAATTTGGTATCGATAATATCCCTATCATTATTTTAGAAGTCTGATTATGGAAAGCACCTGATAAAATACTGCCAGGTGTTTTTTTGTAACTTAGCCTTATGCTTATCGAAAAAATTTATTGGAGTGAAGAGCCTACCGTCGAACAGGAAATATTAATGACAACATTTCTGAAAGAGAAAGGATACGATAAATTACTTGAAAAACATCACATGTATATATTCTTGAGCGAAAAACCAGAAGAAGTGTTTTTTAAACTATACAAGACTTCAAGAGTGATGCACATATCTAAAAAATATAATTTTTCAGTTGATCAGGTTATAGAATATTTGTTCGATTCTTTTAGTTTTTATCAGGAACT